GGCGGCTCGCGGCCCGCGGGTGCGGGTGTCGATACACCCTTCGCGCAAAGCACTGCGGGTGTCGAGCCGCGGCGGGGCCCCGGGCTGGTTCCAACGGTTGGAAGTCCGCCCACCCCGAATCTCCAACCGTTGGAAGTCAAGGCTGCGGGGTCCGTAGGGGTCGAGGGGCGAGGGGCGAGGGAAGATCAAGCCGGGTTGGTCGACGTGCCGGTGGTGCAGGTGCCGGCGGAGGCGATCGCGCTCCGGCCGGATCTGATGCAGTTCAAGCGGATCGACGACCAGGCCACTGGGATCAATGAGACGGACAAGCTCGAAGGCGAATGGGACGATCTGAAGGCCGGGGTGCTGCTGCTCTGGGAGCCGGCGGAGCCGGCGCAGTATGGGCTCGCCGCGGGACAGCGCTTCATTGTGGCCAACGGGCACCACCGCGCGGAATTCGGTGCCAGACAGGGACGGAAGGGGTACAGTAGCCAGGTGGTCAGAGAGGCGGACGGCGTTACTCTGGAGGACGCCAGGGCGCTGGGCGCCGAGATCAATATCGCGGACGGGAAGGGGACGATCTATGACCAAGCGAAGTTCCTCCGAAACGAGGGAGCAACATACGGCGCGGATGCTGCGCTGGCGCGCGCAAGATTAATCGGCGCTAAAGGCCGGAAAGCGGCTTCCATTGCAGTCTCGTCCACAGATCCGCTGTTCGAAGCCTTCATCAATGAAAGGCTGACGCCGGATCAGGCGGAGGCAATCGCGCTCGGGGCGCCGGGCAATGTGGCCGCCCAGGTGGCGGCGCTCAAGGAGGCCCCGAACCTCAGCGCGGCGGAGCTGAAGGAGTTTGCGCGCAGTGTCACGCGGCTGCCGCCCCCCGCCCGGAACGATCAGGGCGACCTGTTCGGCTTCGACGATGCGGCGATCAAGCAATCCACCCTGCTGGCGAAGACGGCCAGCAAGCTGCGCTCGCAGGCGAACGAACTGCAGCGTGTGCTCGGGAATGCGCTGAAGCGCGGCGATGCGCTGGAGCTGACGGAGGCCAAGGCCGCGGCGCTGGGCATTGCCGACCGCAAGGACCGCGCGCAGATCCAGGCGGCCATGGCCGGCGTGCTGGCGAGACAGGCCGCGCTCGATCGGTGGCACACGGACGAGGCGATGTTTGCGGAGGTGGCGCGGGCGGCGGGGGTTGCGGCGCCGGGCGCTGCGGCTGAAGCGGGGAGCCAGGGAGCCGGGGAGCTTGGGACGGCCGCGGCAGACCTGGACAAGGCGATTGAGGAGGCCGGAGACGAGGGGGAGACGCTGTTCTCTCTGAAGCCGCCCCGGACGGCGTTCGAGGCGGAGCTGGCGACGGTGGCGCAGGCGGAGCTGCCACAGGGGGCGCGGGCGGAGGTGCTGGCGAGCCGGGAGGCGAAGCGGCAGGCGGGGCGGATCCTCGAGGGCGTGCAGTCGGGACAGATTGCCGAGGCCGCGGCGCGGCAGGAGTGGGCGGCGGTGCTGGCGCGGGTGGATCGGTTCGTCGCGCGGCGCCGGCGCGGCGCGCCCCAGGGCGAGCAGCAGGATATGTTTGCCGGGGAGGCGCCGCAGGGGGTACTGTTCAGGCTGTCGGACGACGATACAAGGGCGTGGAAAGCGCGCCTGTCGATTGAGGAAGTGGACGCGTGGAGGAAACGGAATGAGCGCGAAACCGGACCGGGAACGTATCAGCAAAGGTCGAAGCTCGGAGAACTACCGACCGACGCTGAGGTTGACGCTATCCAGCGGGACCGTTATCTATCCGAAACTGGACAAGCAACCCGACGGGCATTGGAAAATGCGACACGGCGACTCGATCCGCGAGATGATGCCGAAGAGCGAGCGCGTTGGGCAGTAGTCGAATTCGATCCCCACCTGGCGGAGGACGGTGACTTCATCGAGGCGCGAGAGCTCGGCGCCTTGTTCGGTCTCAAGGTTCTTCCCGTCAAATCCGACTGGTTCAACGCGGCGCTCATTCCGAGAAGCAACACGGTTCTCCTTTCGTGGTCGGAGGACATGTTCGCCCGGATTGGGCACGAGGTATTTCACGTCCGGCTGCTGGCGGGCGATCCCTACGCGCAGGAGATTTTCGCGCAGGTCGATCCCTCGAGCCAGCGGTTTCAGCAGTACCGCCAGTATCTCACGGAGCTGCGAAGGTACAACGGGCTGAAGAAGCCCAGCGACCGGCTCGTGGCGACGGAGATCGCCGCGGACTTCGCGGCGGATATCGCGTGGTTCGAGTGGGAAGGCGAATCGCGGCGGCTGGGCGATGCCTTTCGTGACGAGAAGCGGGCGGATTTGGCGCTCAACAGGCTTCTGGACAGCGAGCACGCAGCGGCCGAAGGCTTGCGCCTTCGCGCGGAAGGCGCGCCTCCGCCCACTCAGATGGCGATGTTCAGCCTCAAGGGCGACGACCCAAGACGCGCCAAGATCCTCGACGCGGCGGCCCGGCTGGTGCGGGAGAAGAGCGGCGGGGCCCGGGTTGGGGTGGATGAGGTGGCGGCGATCCTGGAGCCGAAGTACGGCGCCCGGCTGCGGTCGGCGTATGCGGAGATCGCGAAGGCGGCGAACCGCGGGCTGTCGGGCGGGACGGCGGCGACGGTGTCGGCCACGGGCGGCGCCGAAGGTTGGCCCGGCGCCGATCTGGGCGAGCCGCGGGCCCGCGGGGCGGACGTGGCGCCGGCGGATGACCGCGAGGCGGTTCTGTGGCCGGTGGAGTTCCCGGAGCAGGTGCAGCTCTACCGAGCGCTGACGGGCGGGAAGTTCCCCAGGGTGCTCAAGGCGCTGCGGGCGCTGCACGGCGGGGCGCTGGGGCTGTTCAGATCGCAGCAGCAGGTTCCGGGCTCCGGATCGATCGAGCTGCGGGCGGATATCTTCCGGCTGATCCAGCCGGAGGAGATCGCGCGGATGCGCGAGGAGGCGCGAGCCTACGCGGAGCGGCTCGCCGAGGGCGGCGAGAACGCGGCGGAGATCGAGCAGCAACGGCTGGAGTACCTGTACGAGACGGCGTTCAAGAAGGCGCTGAACAGCAATCCGAAGCTGGCGTCGAAGGTGCTGGCGCACGAGCTGTTCCACTTCGTGGATTTCCTCCCGGAGGGCAACATCCGGAGCCGGGGCAACATCTTCGGCCACATCGCGGCGTTCAAGAAGTACTTCATGAACATGCTGGCGGAGCTTCCGGAGGACCAGGAGAAGCTGCTGACAAAGCGGGACCGGCAGAAGATTCGCCAGCGTGCGGAGAAGGAAACGGGTCCCCGGCCGCCGAAGGACGAGGAGTTGGATCTGGAAGCGTGGCGGAAGGAAGTCGCGGCGAAGTACGCGGAGCTGATCGACGAAGAAGCGGAGAAGCGAGGGCTGGTCACCAAGAAATGGCTTCTCGAGGAGCTGAAGCCGCTCATTGCGTGGTGGCGGGGCTCGGAAACGATGGAAGAGTACTTCGAGCCGGGCAAGGAGATGTTCGCGGAGGCCGGCAGCGTGTTCCTGAACAACCCGGCCGCGGTGCAGGCCCGGGCGCCGCTGTACTTCAAGCTGCTGACGAACTGGATGGAGCGCCGCCCGGAGGTCCGCCGGCTGTACGGGCAGATCCAGGACGATGTGAAGAGCGGGAAGATCCACAAGGACCGGGTGGTCCGGCTCCGGCAGGACGTGCTCGAGAGCACGGAGACAGCGGAGCTCATGAACCAACTGGCCCAGAAGTGGACGCCGCGGGAGTGGTGGGACGGGTTCATCTACAGCTTCGACCGGGTGATGGGACCAATCTACCGCCGGCTGAAGCGGGTGGACCAGCCCACGGCCGGGGCCCTCCGGAACGCGCTCTCAAACTACCAGTACCGGCACGCGCATCATGAGCTGTACCTGGGCAGGGTGCGCACGGAAGTCATCAAGCCGCTGGTGGCGGCGAATCTGGACGGGGTGTCGCTGTGGGAGTTCATGTTCCACCAGCACGTCGTCAACGATCGGTTCGACATCGCGAACCCCTACGGCTGGACGCCAAAGGCGTCGGGCGAGAGGCTGGCGGAGATGAAGGCGGAACTGGGCCCGGAGAAGTGGGCCGCCCTCAAGGCCGCGCAGGCGGCGTTTTGGAGGGTCCGCAGCGAGGAGGTCATTGCGCGGCTGCGCGATGCGGGCGTGTTCTCGCCGGAGACGATGGAGCAGATCGAGAAGACGCAGTTCTACGCCACGGTGGCGGCGGTGAAGCTGCCGCCCAACGCGACGGCCGAGCAGATCCGGGAACTGGCGGAGAAGAACCTGCAACTGGCCGACGTGATGGAGATCCTGTCGAAGCAGTACGGCCATGGCGTGGGGCCCCGGATCCACCAGGCGTTCGGCTATCTGGGCAACATCAAGAATCCGTTCCTTGCGACGATGCAGAAGGACTTGTCGCTGCTCAACCTCGCCCACCGGGAACCGGCGAAGCGGATGATGGTCGAGACGATGCTGGATTCGGAGTTTGCCGGGGAGTGGCATGAGGCGGAGAAGGTCTGGACCGGGAAGCGGCTGGAGCCGAAGATCGTCGAGAACGAGCGGCTGGGCACGGTGATGTTCCTGGACCATGGCAAGATCCGCGCGTACTACGGGCCCCGGGCGCTGGTCGAGCAGTTCAACAGCCCGCAGGTGCTCGAGAACCGGATCGCCGCGAGCGCGATGCGATACCTCAAGCTCTACAAGGCGCTGTGGACACAGCTTCGCTATGGGTTCTGGCCAGTGGCCTACGCGCGGGACATCGGCGCGTTTCGCGACCAGCTCCCCGGCGCGACGCGACTGCCCACGGGCAAGAGCTTCTGGAACTATCGGCGCCGGGCGCTGGCCGCGGCGCGGTCCCTCGCGCGCGGCGAGCCGAACTCGGTCGGGCAAGACGCGCTCCGCCGCGGCATGCTGATTTCTCGGGCCGAACCCCTGGGGGATGCCCGAGGCGCGGAGCAGGTCGAACGGTACCTGGCGCAGTTCAACTTTGAGCCGGCGTCGTGGGAGAGGCCCGCCGGCGCCGACCAGAAGCAGGCGGCACTGGCGCGGGCCGCGCGCAACTTCTGGCACTGGTATCGCTCCGCTGGGCAGATCCGCGAGCGCACGGTGAAGATCGCCGGCATGATGTTCCTCGACGAGCAGCACCCTCAGATGCCGGAATGGAAGAAGCAGGAGATGGTGCACGAGCTGGCTGGGTCACCTGATTTCATGCAGAAGGGGCGGCTGGCTTGGTGGGTCGACATGCTTTTCCCGTTCTACAACCCCGTGAAGGAGGGCGTCCGCAGTTCTGTTAAGAGCTGGACGCAGACGCCAGGAGAGCGCGCATGGAAGTACGTCAAGTACGTGCTTCTTCCGGCTCTGGCCATTGAGGCGATGCGCCGTGGATTGTACTCGTGGCTGTTGGGCGACGAGAAGAACCGGGACCTGCAACGGATGATGCTGGCGATCCCGCGGTACGACTGGGACAACTACAAGGTGTATCCCCTGGGCTGGACCGACCGCGATAACGACAAGGTGGCGTATCTCCGGGTCCCTCTCCACGAGCAGGAGCGGCTGCTGCACGCGATCACGATGAAGGCGCTACGGGCCGACGAAGGCGGCGCCGATGCGCGGAACATGATGAATCTGGCCGGCGGACAACTGCCCGGGCTGAATCCCCTGTTGTCCATCGGCCAGGCGTGGCACGCCTACTCCGTGATGGGCGTAGCGCCGCAGGACTCCTACTACGGTCGGTCGATTCTGACCGACGATCAGGTGCTCGCCGGCCGCGGCGCGACCGATCTGCTCAAGTACTCCTGGAACCAGCTCGGCGGTGGGATCGTGTACCAGTTTCGTAACCAGCCGATGGACCGCGAGGATCCGACGGCCATGGAACGATTCCTGTCGCTGCCGATCATCAGCGATAGCTTGGGCCGGTGGGTCAAGGTCTCGAATCGCGGGATCACCGAGAAACTGCAGGACGCAGGCCGCGAGGTCCGAGAGAAGCGCGCCACGATCCGACTGGACGTCCAAGATAGCATTCCGGCGATCATGTCCGGAAGCGCCCGATTCACCGAGGACCAGCGGGCGGCCCTGATGACCGACTACGGCGCCGAATACCTGGGCGACCGCCTCCAGAACATCATGGTGGGCCGCTCCGGTCCCGAGATTCGCGCCCTGCAAGGCGCTCAGAGCGCCGAAGAGAAGCAGGCCGTGATGGACGCCATCATGACCCTGCCGCAGCGATAGCCTTCAGGTGTTCGCGCGTCACCGCGATCAGGGCATCATAGTCCGCGACGGTTCGAGTGTTCATCCAGTCCCTCAGTCCGTTCGCCTTGGCCAACCTGGACACGAGCTTGATCCCAGCCGTCGAGATGCCGTCGACCTTCGTGTAGCCCGCGGAGCGCAACAACTGGACGAGCTCTTCGGACTTCGCCGGCATGACGCCGTGTGGCGGTTTCTCCGCCACGCGATTGCCCTTCTGAAATCCGGCCGCCTTGCGCTGAGCGACGGCCGCCGCACTCATCGTTTTCGGACGCCCCTTCCCGAGCCGGCCGAGGGCGCGAGCTGCATGAGATATGCTCACGCGACCGCCCGCCGGTCTGAGTTCTTGGGGATGACCTTGAGCTCGTATCGGCAGAAGTCGGCGACGTTCTCCGAGCAGTCCAACCGAACACCGTAGCGCCTCAGTCCGTTCATGGGCTCCGACTCAGATCCGAGCCGTTCCCAGACCACTCCACGCACACCCTTTTTCCAAGTCTTCGACTCGACGCGCATCCCGACCTTTAGAGGTTTCCAAACCGCGAGTTTCCGATCCAGCGCAATGCTCATGGACGTCACCATTCCTTTCTGACGCTATACGATACACGGAAGCGCTTCCGTGTCAAGCACGCACAGCGTCACAATGCAATCTAGTCGGATGACCGTTGGTTAAGATGAGTCGCAAAGCGCAGCGCTTCAAGCGGTTGAGAGACGATGTGCGCCCATCCGTAGTCAGATGCTCTGTCCAGTTGAGCTACGGGCACGATTTGCTGTAATCACTGGCTATTGTGCTGATTTTGCTGGCGCATGCGCGCGGCATCGTCTGATGATGCTGGCGAGTTGAGCTATCAGGACGTATCAGGACGTATCCTTGACAATCACGCCGCGTGTAATCAATAGTGTACCCGGCAATTGGGGAGGCTATATGCACAAGGCGGATCATTTGTATCTCCGGGGAAACGTCTACTATTTCCGGGCGAAGATTCGCAAGCGGATTTTCTCGAGGGCCATCGGCTCGGTGTCCAAGGAAGAGGCCCGGAAGCTGGCGCGGGAGTGGTACGCCCAGGCGCAGCTCGACCGGCTCGACGAAGTGCTCGATCGCACGCGGAACCGGGACGTATACGCGACCATCGACGAGGTGTGCGACCGCTACGTGGCCACCTGCGCGCGCCTGGGCAGGCCCACGGCGCGGACGGCGCGTAACAACACGCTGGCGCTGCGGCTGGTCCTGCGCCGCGTGCTGGGGCGCGAGGAGGTCGGCACCGAGTCCACGGCGCGGCTGACGGCCGATGTGGTGGGCGATTACGTTCGGGCCGCGATCGACGGCCGCGCGGGCGAGGCGGAGGCGTCAGCGCGGCGCACGGCGTGTAGCACGCTGAGGCAGGCCCGGAGCGTTTTCTCGCGGCGGATGCTGCGTGAGCCGGAATTCCGGAAGCTGCGCTTGCCAGCGCTGGCGGACTTTCTCGAGGCGAGCCCAGGGATCGACCCGCAGAAGATCCTGTCACTGCCGTCGACGGCGTTGCGGTTGCGGACGCTGAGGGCCGCGGCGGCGGCGTGGCGGGCGCGTAGCCCGCTGTACGTCGTCTATCTGCTGGCCCAGCACCTCGGGATGCGGGCGGGCGAGATCGCGGCGGCGCGGTGGTCGTGGATCGAGGACCACGCCGGCGGCGCCCGGTGGATGGTCATCCGGGACCGTCCGGACGACGGTTTCCGAGTCAAGGGCCGCCCCGGCCGGGCCCCGATCCGGGCGGCTGTGTGGCGCCGACTCCAGGCGTACAGGAGCGACTCGCCGTTGATTGTTCCGGGCTCCACGCCGACCGCGCGGCACAAGCTGATCTATCGCGAGGCCGCGGACTGGCTCGAGGGCGTGGGCTGGGCCGAGGTCGAGACGAATAAGCGCATCCACGAGCTGCGCCGGCTGTACGGATCGAAGGTCTGGACGAAGTACGGCAAGGAGAGTTGCCACGAGTGGATGCGGCACGGTAGCTTTGCGACCACGGAGCGGCACTACCTGCATCTGTGCGCGGACTGGCGCAGAAGGGAGTTGTGGGGAATATGAGCACGATTCGCAGAGTCATCGTTGCCGGCGCCGGCCTGGCGCTGATAGGACTGCTGGTGATGCCCCCATGGGTCGAGAAGATCGACTACCAGGGCGTGCACATTGAAAACCGATTTCCGCACTCGCTGTTGTGGTCGGTGCCCGCCGGCGGCCTTGCGCGGCGGATCGATCTGACGCGCTTGGTGCCAGAGATTGGCATCGTTCTCGTGGCCTGTTCATGCGGGTGGATCATCGGTAGGCCACAAGTCAAACAATAATTTTCGGCCGTTATCCACGGGCCGCTTAGTCAATTCCAAGGAACAGGCGGAGTGTCAATCGTAGGAGGTCGAAGCCGTATCCGCCGATCCACCAAACGAAGATCGCAAGCACCGGGACTGCGATCAGGCACAGTAAGCCATATCCGATCTTCCGCTCAGTAAAATGCTCGATCGCGAGCATGACCATGGCGCCCGTTGCCACGATGCCACCCCATGCGATGCCAAGGAACGTGATGCTAAGAACGGCGAGAATGAGCAGTTTCATTCAGATTCCTAGTGCCGCGACCTAGCGGGTTTGTGGCCATATCCTTTCGCGTCAGTTTCGGCCACGCGGGCAACGTGGCCAATGTTGGCACCGTACACAAGCACAGGCCCGCCCTTTCCCGGGGCGTCCGCCGGCTCGATTCGAGGTGGCCACCATTTCCCGTCCAGCATATCGATATACTGGACCGCGGCTTCAGAGAGTTGGCGCATCGCCTCTGATTGTTTGATACCCGCTTTCGCGCACGATTCAGTGAACCGGCGCTTCAAATCGTCCGGCAAGCGCAACTGCATTCTTTGCCCCTTCTTCATGACTCACAATGTACGCACAATGCAGTGATTCAATCAATAATTACGGGGGGATTATGTGTGAGCGATTTGTGCTCACAAAGGGCTTGCATCTGTGTCACACATGAGGAATCATCTGGTGGCATGAGACGCGAAGACCGGGTGCAGTTGCGCATAACGCCGTCGATGAAGAGGTACTTGGAACACGCGGCGATGTTCGACGGGAAGACTCTATCAGGGATGCTGACGCACGCAGCTTTGATGTACGCGGACTCCCTTCGCGGACGCGGTTGGCGCGCAAAGCAGCCGCCAGTACCCATTGACGGCCGCCGGAGGGCCGCATGATGTCAACGGGCTGCACCGCGGAGCACGTCGGCGCCGAGCGGATCGGCGACACGATTGCCCGGCTGCTGGCCCGCGGTGACCTACCCTGGCGCGTTCAGTCCACGCGCCCCCTGGACGGCGTTCCGGCCGGCACGGTGTTTACCTGGGTGCCCGTGGAGCGGGCCTACGTGGCGGAGCGCGGGCAGATGCTGGCGCTGGCGCCGTTCGTGCAGCGCAACTGGGGCGGGCTTTTTGTGGCTGCCCCGGCACACCAGATGGAGCTCGCGGCCTCACGCGGCCTCAGGAGGACGCTATCCATACCCGAACACTACGCGCCGGCCGAAGTGGCTCGTAAGCTCGGCGTGAGCATCGCCACAGTGCGGCGGATGATGGCCGAGGGCCGCAGCTCGAGCGGCAAGCGCGGGCTGTGGCCGTGGTACAAGGTCGGCCGCGCCTCGCGCGTGCCCGCGCCGGCCGTCCAGCGGCTCCTGGAGCGGTCCCTGCCATGATTTCCTCGCCCCCAGCAATCCCAGACCCGGACGACGGCCAGTTGCCGTTGATTCCTCCGTCTGAGCTGCCGGATAATTTTTTTTGTGAGACGCGGAAGGGCGGCGAAGGTGAGTACACCGGCGAGCTAGTGAGAGCCCGCGACCCGCAGCGCTACCGGCTCATCCTCACGATGCTCGCCTCGGGCATTGGTGTACTGCGAATCCAAGAGGTCACTCAGTGCAACCCATCGACCATCCTGGCCATACGCAACGCCAACGGCGGCGCCATCGGAATACTGAAAGAAGGAATCGCCCGGCTGGCGCGCAACGGAGCTCAGCTCTGCATCGAATCGATCATGGAGGCGCTGGCCGATCCGATTACCCGGTCGAGGATCAACCCGCGGGACCTGAGCGTGATCGCCGGGATCCTGATCGACAAGGCGGAGCTGCTCACCGGCGGCGCGACGGCGCGCATCGAGTTCGTCCCCGGCACGCGCGGCCCGACCCTCGCGGACTTCAACAAGCTGCTCGATGCCGCCGCGGCCACCATGCCGATCGACGTCGAGTGCGTGGAGATGGGTTGCGAGCGGGGGACGCGCGGGCAAAAGGGATCGGCGCTGGCGCCGGCGGCCGGCGCGGTGGTTGAGGCGGTGAGTGGGATCGAGGCGGGCCCGGCGCCAGGCGAGGAGCGTCGAGAGGACCAGGGCGACGCGCCTGGCGCCGGACCTGCAGGAGGGTCGGTCTGATGCGTTATCAGTTGCCAGTATTCGAGTATGCCCGCATTCGGCTGGTGTTGCGGCGAGTGATTACACGCATGGTGTCACCACGGCCCCGGAATCGGCGCTGCGGGCTGTCGGATCTGGGGCGAGCACTCGCGCGGGAGAGGGCGCTGTCGTGCCCGTGGTGACCGGCCCGGCCGCGCGGCCGGCGATGTGGATTGCGCGCGATCGCGAGCGGGCACGCGCGCGGACGGGGGCGGGGGGGGTCGGGCGAACCGCGGCGGGTCGTAGTCAGTCAATGCGCTTGCACGCGCAGAATTTGGGGCAAAGGAGGTCTTCGAGTGGATGCCGATAGGTTGAGCGAGAGGAATCTGGCCGCAACGACGGGCATCGACCGGGAGATGCTCAAGGTGGCTCGAGAGAGCCTTGAAAAAGGCGCGGACTGGGATCTGGTCAAGGGCATGGTGGTCTACACGGCCGCCGGCATCCAGCGGCTCATGGAGGCGCTTGGGGTGGCTGGGGCTATCACGGACGCGGAACTAGATGCGATCATGGCATGGCTGCCACCAGAGCCAGAGGAAGCCACAAAAAAAACGGTGTCCGCTTCCTTCCTGCGGCGTTTCCGGTCGCCCCACCACATCGGGGCGCTGCTCGATGGCCGGGAGGTCACGGTGAGGGTGCGCGATTCGAAAAACTTCCGGGCCGGGATGGAGATCCCGATCCGGGAGATGACGCCGGGGTACTTCGAACTGGCCAGACGCTGCCCGCGCTACAGGGGGAGATGGTAGGTGAAACGGGGCGCTCTCGAGCATCCGAAGATGCTCCATCTGGCGGCCATCCTGAAGCTGCCAAGGTGGGGGGCGGCTGGCGTGGTCGAAAGTGTCTGCCAAATGGCGGACAAGTACGCCCCGCAGGGCGACATCGGGAAATACAGTGATGAAATGATCGCTGTGGCGATCGGTTGGATTGATGACGCAAAGGAGCTGATTCAGGCGCTTGTTGATGCCAAGTGGCTGGACATGTCCGGACAATGCCGCCTCATCGTTCACGATTGGTCCGAACACAGCAGCGACTACGCCGATAAGTACCTTGCGCGGCATGGGCTTGTGTATGCCGATGGGAAGTCACCACGGAGGTCTTATAAGCAGGTGTCGGAACCTGAAAAACAGGCCGCAAAAGGGCGCAAAAAGACCACTCGCGGCGGACATGTCCGGCCAAAGGACGAAAAAGGCAGGGAGTCAGAGTCAGAGTCAGAGTCAGAGTCTGAGTCAGAGTCTGAGTCTCAGCGCGTGAGCGTGGGAGACACTTCTCACACGATTCTCAAGTCTCGGCCGGAGCTATCGGGGCTGACCTGGGAGCAGGACGTCACGGCGAGGCATTGCTGGCGCGGACATCCTGGATTCGCGTCGCTGGCTACGGTGCAGTGTGCCGAGTGGATCGCTGGGCAGGCGCTGCTCATGGGGCCGATTCAGATGCCTGGAGCGTGGCTCAGGAAGGCGTATGGGCGATTCCTCGATGAGGCTGAAAAAAATAATGGGGCCGGGGCCTCTGCGCAGAAACCACGGGTTTGGACGGACACGGAGTCCGAGCCGGCATGAGTGACCGGATTCCACCGTACAGCGAGGAGGCGGAGAAGGCGTCGCTGGGATCGATGCTGCTCGATCCGTTGCGGGTCGTGGCCTTCGCCCAGGGGGTGCTTCGGATCAAGCCTGTCGATTTCTACGTTCCGGCGAACGCCAGGCTCTGCGAGATCATTTTCGGCATGGTCGCTGAGGGCCGGCCGGTGGATCTGATGACGATCGGGGACAAGCTGACGAATCTGGGGCGGCTGGAAGAGATCGGCGGAAACATCTATCTCGAGAGGCTGATCGAGTCGACTCCGACGAGCGCGCATGCGGAATACTATCTCGACATTGTGCGGCAGAAGGCGATTCAGCGGCGGACAATTTCGGTCGCGAGCGAGATCGTCGATCGGGCTTATCGGGAGGAGCGCGGGGACGCGCTGGTGCAAGAGGCGCCGCAGATGTTCGTCGAGATTCTGGACGCGGCGGTGAAGGCGGAAGAACCGAATTCGGTTGTGCTGGCCCGCAGCATCGAGGGATGGGAAGAGGCTAAGAGGCTGCGCGAGAGCGGCGAAAAGAGAGTCCTGGCGGGGCTGCCCTTTCCGTGGGAGTCGGTGAACAACATCACGTGCGGCATTCAGCTCGGGCTAACAGTGATCGCCGGCCGCCCCAGCGAGGGGAAGACCACGCTGGAGGACAATGTGATGACGGGGCTGGCGCTGGAAGGCATCCCCGTTGCCAGGATCACCTGCGACATGAATCGGAAGCGACTGCTGGAACGGGCGGCGTGTCGGATGGCCGGAGTCAGTCTCCCAAAATTAAAACGCGGCTTCGCGACGCATGCGCAAATTCTGCAGGTGCGCGATGCCATGAAAATCATCGAGAAACTGCCCATTTACATCAACGACTGCGATCGCGACTTGCGGTCGCTGTGCACGTGGATCCGGGCGGAGAAGATGAGACACGGCATCCAGGCCGTGAGCATCGATTACATGCAACTGATCGATGTGTCGGTTGATCGCGGGAAGTACATCAACGACCAGGAGAAGGTGTCCCGCGTCAGCGCCACGATTAAGGCGCTCAGTTTTGAACTGGAGATTCCGATGATAGGGTTGTCTCAGCTATCCCGGGCGATGTTCGGGAAGGAGCGAGGCAAGAACGCCATTCCGAGGCTCAGCGATTTGCGGGGGTCGGGATCGATCGAACAGGACGGGACTTTAATCATTTTCGTCTACCGCGATCCGGAGGTGCCCGAGAAGGAGCATCCGAAGACGACGCCGACGTGGGTCGACATTCAGAAGCAGCAGGACGGGGACACGGGGGCGATTCCGTTCTGGTTCTACCGAGAATATTTCAAGTTTGAGGAGGCGCCTCCGAATTTCGGTGTGGACGAGGCCGAGGCAGAAAAGCCGAAGAGCCCGAAGGGTCCCAAGAAGGCGAGTGCGCAGGAGCTGCTAAAGAAGTTCCAGGGCGATGATTACGTTCCGGACCCGCCGGAGGACGACGTTGATTGACCAATTCCATGCGAGCGTTTGGCGGGCGCGCGGGTCGCTCAGTGTTCAAAGGCTGGCGGATGTGATTCGGCGCAATGCGGAGCTTTGCGAGCAGAACAAGGCGGAAGAGGCGGGCATCGTCGTTGCCATCTCGAGGACGTTGGAGGAGGCGCTGGTCATTAACACGGAGCTGAAACGTGAACGAAAACTTAGACGAGCCGCGGCGAGAGGATTGGCAGGCGGCGCTGACGCCGCTCCGGGTGGCGCTGACGGTTCTCCGGGACCAGGCGCGGGAGTTCAAGGGGTCGGCGTCGGTGGATCGGGACGAGCAGGCGGACTATCGGAGGCGGCAGGCGAAGGCGGAGGCGAATGTGGAGGCGCTGGAACGGGTGGTGGGATGGATGGAGAAACGGATGAAGTGTCCGACGTGCGGCACTGAACATCACGGCACGGAGTCGAGGGACATTCCCTATGTGTGAGAAGGCAAGCGCGGAATCACGTACTGGGGATTTTGTTGTTGGCCGGGTCGTGGAGATCGGCGACATCGAGGCGCTCGGCAACAAGCCGGGACTGGTCATCGAGACCACGATGGAGCAACTCCGCGCCCACGGGCGCAACCTCGCTTTCTGCGAAGTGGAAATAAGGCTCAAAGGCCAACAACAGCTCAGCGGACCCTCTGCCGCCCCGGCAGATGGGTACTCTGGAGGCGTTGGTTCTGCATCTTAATTTTGGGCGCGAAATGGAATCGACGATGATGAGGAGAACAGAGTTGCGTGCCGAGGATGATCGTTGGCCTCGTAAAATCTGCGATCAAAACAGTAACCGACAACGGCTACAAAATGGCGGCTTAACGCTGCCTAGGAACCGGGCGAGAGTGCAGGCTGTAGCCCGCAGTACGACACACACTGCCGACCTCGCGGGTATGCCGGTGAAGTCCCGGCTGGTGGAGGGCGTCAAAACCGACGCCCCTGGTTGCCGGACCCAAACCGGACACGCACGTAGTGGCTGTGTCGCTCGCATTATCGGACGGGGGTTCGACTCCCCCCGCGTCCACCAACGTAAGCAGAACAATGCTTTGAGCGGCCCGGAGCCCGCCGCTGGGGCCGGGTACGCTCCAAAGGCTCGTTCGGCTGGAGGTGGCAAATGAAGTGCCGGCTCGTGATGGAAGATTGGCGCCAAGTCGGAACGCCGCATAGCATCTACAACACCGAGATTGGGGTTGCCCTGTCGCTCGGCGACATGCACAGCGGGACCACGTTCGAGGCAGTAGTTGAGTTGCCGCCTGGCGTGCAGGCCGAGATTGAGGCCGCATGGCGCGATCATGGTGCTTACCCCGTTTTGCGGTTGATGCCGAACGCTGCCGGTGAGCGGATCGGCGGCCCGGAGAAAACCCATGAATGATGACCCCAACGCCACGCGGGCCGCCGATA